GACAGTCTTGATAATGGCTTGCAGTTGCAGCCTGATACCAAGTAAACAGATAGAAGTTATAGCTAAACCTATACAAAGAACTATAGTTCAGCCTATACTACCTAGAGAGATTGATTTAAAAGATCCGTATTGGTATGTAGTTAGTGATAAAAACTTAGATGAGTTTTTAACTAGAGTAGAAAAAGACCAAGGACAGGTAGTATTTTTAGCTATGTCTGTGTCAGACTACGAGTTAATGGCGTATAATATGCAAGAATTAAAGAGGTATATAAATGAACTTAAAGAAGTTGTTGTCTATTATAGGACAGTTACTACAAATACAGAGGACTAAGAATATGAATATTTCACAAGAAGGATTAGGATTAATTAAAAAGTTTGAAGGCTGTGAGTTAGAAGCTTACGTTTGTGCTGCTGGTGTTTGGACTATTGGTTATGGTTCAACTAAAGGTGTAAAAGAAGGTGATAATATATCTCAAGAAGAAGCGGATAAATTACTGCTGCATGAGATGGATGAATATGAAGGTTATATAACCGATAACGTAACGGTTGACCTTAAACAAAATCAATTTGACTCATTGGTGTCTTGGGTTTTTAATCTTGGTCCAACTAACCTAAAAGCTTCTACTATGCTTAAAGTATTAAACTTAGGTAATTTTGAAGGCGTACCAGAACAAATGAAAAGATGGAACAAAGCAAACGGAAAAACTCTTGATGGGTTAATTAGACGAAGAGAAGCAGAAGCTTTATTATTTGAAGGTAAGGAGTGGCACGAGGTTTAATATGCCGTTAAGTAAGTTTATATTCAAACCAGGAATTATGCGTGAAGGCACAGCGTATGATAATGAAGGCGGATGGTTTGATTCTAACTTAGTAAGATTTAACGCAGGCAGACCAGAAAAAGTAGGAGGTTGGCGTAAAGATTCTATTAATACTTTTTTAGGTACTTGTCGTGCTTTACACTCATGGGTAGCTTTAAGCGGTAGTAAATTCTTAGGTTTAGGCACTCATTTAAAATACTATATATTAGAAGGAGATACTTTTAACGATGTTACCCCAATTAGATCTACCACAACTAATGGTATTACTTTTGCTGCTACTAACGGCAGTAGTACTATAACCGCAACCGATTCTAGCCACGGGGCAGTATCAGGTGATTTTGTTACTATAAGCGGAGCAGTCAGTTTAGGCGGGTTAATTACTGCTGCGGTACTTAATCAAGAATATCAAATTGATTCTGTTCCTACTACTAATACCTACACTTTAACAGCTAAAAATACTAGCGGTACTACCGTAACAGCTAATAGTAGTGATAGCGGAAACGGAGGTAGCGGAGTAGACGGGGCTTACCAAATTAACGTAGGTTTAGATGTATATGTACAATCAACAGGTTACGGGGCTGGGCAGTGGAACACAGGTACATGGGGTTCAGTTACTGCTTTATCTCAAACCAACCAGTTACGTAATTGGTCTCATGATCATTTTGGCGAAGATTTAATCATAGCTGTACGTAATGGTCAAATTTTTTACTGGGATAAAACTAACGGAGTTAATACTAGAGCCGTAGCTTTAACAGGTATTAGCGGAGCTAGTTTTGTACCTACTGTTTGTTTAGGAGTTACTGTTTCGGAAACTGATAGACATGTTATAGTTTTAGGTGCTGACCCTATAGAAGGTAACGCTAGAACTGGGGTACTTGACCCTATGCTTATAGCTTTTAGTGACCAAGAAAACCCGCTACAATTCGAACCTCTAGAAACTAATACAGCTGGTGATTTAAGATTATCTGAAGGTAGTTTAATAGTAGGTTCAGTTAAAGCTAGACAAGAAACTTTAGTATGGACAGATACCGCACTCTATAGTGTTTCTTTTATTGGACCTCCTTTTACTTTTGGTTTAAATTTAATTAATAATAACACAGGTCTTATAAGCCCTAACGGAGCTGTGACTTCACCTAGCGGAGTATACTGGATGGGTTATGATAATTTTTACGTTTATAACGGTAGTGTATCAAAAGTACCTTGTAGCGTATTAAGTTATGTGTTTGATGATATTAACGGTGGTCAAGCATATAAGATAAATGCATTTACTAATAATGCACATGATGAAGTAGGTTGGTTTTATCCGTCAGCTAGTTCTACTGAAATAGACAGATACGTTGTTTATGATTATAATGATAACGTTTGGACTTACGGTGAGTTAAGTAGAACCGCGTGGCTAGATGAAGGCACAGTTGATTATCCTAGAGCGGTAAGTGAAAACTATCTATACGAACATGAGTTTGGTTACAATGATGACGGTAGCCCTATGACCAACGTATTTATAGAAAGCAGTGATTTTGATATAGGTGACGGTGAACAATATGCATTCTTTAGTAAAATTATACCTGATATCAAATTTTTAAATAACACTAGTGATGGCAAAGTTAATCTAGTTTTAAAGACTAGAGATTTTCCAGGCGACAGTTTAAGTACTAATAGTACTAACGCTATAGCTAGTAATACTAAACAATCTCACATAAGAGGTAGAGCCAGACAAGCAGTTATACGCTTAGAGTCTGAAGATAATAATTCAAACGGAAGTAACGACGATACTGGTTGGAGGTTAGGTGCTACTAGAATAGAGATAAGAGGCGACGGTAGAAGATGAGCAAATTATTAGCTACTAGGCTTCCTCAAGCTATGGGTGAGGAGGTTACTTCTGATACATACAATAGATTAGTAAGAGTATTAGAACTTAATTTAGGTACGTTTGACCCTGATAATACAAGGCAAATGAACCAAGTTACTAGAGATACAGTAAAGTTTAACATTGGTAGTCTTATATGGAATACTAGTGTTGGAGTACTGCAAGTATGGACTGGTCAATACTGGATAGACATTGGTCAACGGTTAATTGACCTTGGTTACGAGGCTACAGCTGTTCTAGGTAAAGTTACGGTTTCTACTGGTGGGGATACTTCTATAAATATCGGTGATAATATTACATGATACCGTACAGAAGCCTACTATACATAGTTCAAAGTTGTATATATAATAAAATGATGTTCAATAAGTTGGTAATATGGGCGGTTTAAAAAGTGCATTCAAAAGCATAAAAAGGTTCGTTAAAAAGAACACGAAAGAGATCGCCACTATAGCAGGGTTATTTATTCCTGGAGTCGGTCCAGCGTTGGGTGCTGGTATCGGTAGAGGTATAGGCGGTTTAGCTGAAGGTGAAGACCTCGGTGAAGCAGCGATGGCTGGTGCATCAATATATGCTGGCGGTAAAATGTTGGGCGGTGCTGGTTTTGGTTTTGACCCTTCTGGTACTGGTTTTTCAGGTAAATTTATGGCTGGAAAACCTGGGGTTCATAGTAAAGGTATAGGTGGTTTTTTTGAAAGTATAGGAGCTAATACTTTTAACTTAGTTAACCCTAATGCGGCAACCCCTGCTTTAAATTATACAGGTACTAATGCTATAACATCACTTGGTATGCCTTTGGAAAGTGTACGTGAATCTTTTGGTGGTTTAAATTTATTAGGAAAAGCTGGAGCTGGAGCTATTGCTGCGAGCGGAGCCAATAGTTTAAGTGGCGGTAAATTATTTGATGCTTTAAGTGGCGGTGATGATGAACCAGCTACTATGCCAGGACCAATAGACCAAAGCGGATATCTACAGCAAGGTTTAACCCCAGCCACATTAAGCGACGTCTATGGTACTCAAGGCTCAGGTACTGGTATAGCGGGTAGTATGCCTAGTTTAGCACAAAGTTATGACTACGACCCCGTTAATTCTACTATAGCTGAGTTACTTAAAGCACAAGATGAATATGAACTTGAGTTCCCTGAGTTCGCTAGGGTAGGTATGAATAGGGGTGGAGCTTTAGGTATGTCACCTGCTATACAAATGGGTACAGATATACAACAACTACAACCTATAATGAATGATGTTTTACGACCAGCACCACCGATGCAAATACAACCATTTCCTTCACTCGGGCAACCAATTCAACAAAGGAGAGGGGCACAAGGCGACGTTATGAATGCACTTGAACCCGTAGGTGAATTTATAAAAGGTAGATTAAATACCGATGAAGTTGACTCTACTCTGCAGGAGTTTGCTCAAACTATTGAAAGTAAGTTCCCTGATAATAACGGTGGAGGCATGCAACGTGGTTTTATGAAAAAACTTAAACCTATAAATAACGAAATAGGACAAATACAAGAACAACTAAGACATGAAACTGTTTACGGTAA